TCAGTCCGCCAGGGGCGCGCCGAACCAGTCGGCATCGAGATCAGCCTCGAAAGCCGCTGTCCAACCCGTTCCGTCGGGCACCTTGTACTTCTGAAACTGCCCACCCACGACACGCTCGACGGCAACGGCCTCACACCGGCCGTCGACACCACTCAGGACGAATTCAAAGTCGTCCGGCACAAACCCGTGCTTTGCACACGCGGCCGCAACCTCGTCCTGCTCCTGCTGAGGAAGATCGAAGAAGCGCTGAGCCATGTTCACCCCCACTGGCATCTCGTCGTGGTATCCAGTACAGCATAGGAAATCAACATGACCGACACGCAGCGATATACACGACGCGAAAAACAAAAAGGCCGCTCGTTTGAGCGGCCTTTTGCAGAAATTCTGGGGTGGCTGATGGGACTCGAACCCACGACGACAGGAATCACAATCTGAGCTATCAAGCCTTACGCGGCGCGGCTTTCCGGACGATTCGCGGGAATACTCGACCTCAAAAACCCTCGAAAACTCCCGTGTATTTTGATGGGTATTCCCACGATCTTGGACGCCTATTTGCCCTTCGCCGGCGGGTTGTTACCCCGGCCGCCGCCCGACGGATTGCCAGTTCGGCTGGGCCAGTTAGCTTGTCCGGTACTCATGATGGACTCCCAGTGTGTTGCCTCCCCTCCAGAGTAGGGTATAGACCAATTGGAGGGGACTCGAACCCCAGCAATCTGGCTCAACCATGCGGCTTTCTGGCAAATGCTGGCAAAAAGCTGGCAAATTGCCAGCCGCTCCTCGCATTGTTTTCGAGTAAATCCCACCTTCTCACTCCATGGAAAAGCGCGCCTCGCTGCCTACAAGGGTGATCCATGTCGTACCCTCGAAGGTTGCGGAGGGTGGGAAGCTCCTAGGCTGGTACTTGTTGTACACACAATCGATTCGTGCGTCGTCGTCAGTGAAGGGCACCACAAACCAAACATACTCAAATGCGTGCTCGGTATCCGCGAAGCGCCTCGCGAGAGCCCAGAGCGCCGCATCATTCGGGTTGTATTGTTCATGTGTCGTGTAGATCATGAGGCAAATCGGCACCTCATGACGCAAGCCGTATTTCGTGATTTTCTTGGCAACCTGGGCGAATACCTTGTCCGCATATTCCCCGGCGACGTACTTCCCATGGCCCGGCTGGAACGGTACCTTTCCAGCTGGCACGACGACCTCCATCAGTTCCATGTACTCCTTTCCTCCGGGAAACTCCAAGAGAAAATCCAGTTCTTCAGTGCCTCCATCCGTGACCTTTAAGACCGATACACCCGCCTTCTTCAATTCCCGAAGATGGTAGTCAAGAATCTTTCGTTCGATGCCTTTTTGGTCGGTTGGCCACTGAATCGTGAGGTGTTTTATCTGCGGCCCGTTTGGCCCCACAGTGATCTGCACCGGACCAGCCACCCCGGAAGGTTTGCGCGCCATACGAAGGTCCCTTGGTTTCAATTCAGCGATCCTACAGGACGGCGCACACCATGCGGTTTTGGTAGCTCACCTCGCGATACTGTATGTCCATACAGTATCACGCCCGACCATGCCCCGCCTCTCCCCAAAGCCTCGCCCTCCCCTTCCGGCCGGCGGCTACATGCCAAGCCCGATCGATCCGAGCTACGACCGCTACTACACCCTGGACGGCGCTGGCCAGCCGGTACGCTGCTTTGACTACACCGAGCACGCCATGTGGGAGTCCTGCGAGGGCAAGGCCTGGCAGATCAAAGACATCCTGGCGGAATACGCCGTCGACATCTGGACCTACTTTTCGGGTTGGGCCAGCCTGAAGGACGACAAGCCGCCCATGTTCCGGACGACGATCAGCGGCGGCATGACCAAGTCCTTCGAGTCGGAGACATGGGAAGAGGCCGAAGACAAGCACAGGCGGGTGCTGGAAAAAATCCGGACTACGCTACCGCGCAGGGACTAGTCCTTGGTCGGAACCCTGCCCCGTATTGCGTCCGCATAGGCTACGAAAAGCATCAGTGCAAAGTAGATCCACATCAAAACAGCCACGGTCCAGAGAAGCCAGGCAGTATTCTCCGGAGGCGGATGGATAGCCTTCCATGTTGCGCCAGCTGCAGAACTCAACTCGGCCGCACAAGTAAAAAGCGCAGCCAGCATAAATAGTCGACTGCGGATCGCCTTCAAGAGGATGAACCGCTTCCATCGCTTAGCGAAAAGCGCCGGCGTCATCAGCCAGGTGTTCAGTCTCTGGAAGAGTTCTTTGACCGTTTTCATCGAAGTGACCTAGAAGTTCGCCCCTCCGAGATTCTGACATACGCGGGATAGGTGAAATGTTTCACTTCCTCACCAGCTGACGTATTCCACCCGTTCGGGCGATGCGCGACAGTAGGTGGCGTGCCATTCTCTGCCCTGCCGGGAAACCGGCGTTATTTCTTTCATTCACCAACTTTGACGCCACGACCACCCCGGTCGTGGCATTTTTTCTTCCTGTGGTCAAAATTCCCCCTTGCAATTAGCCCCATTGGTGCTAATATACGTCTCAGAGGTAGCGCACCGCGCCGCCCGACATCCCGAAAGGACGATCGAATGGAAAAGACCTTGGACATCCTCAAGACCGAAGCCGAAATCGGCAAGCTGATGGCTGAGACTGTGAAGCTCAACGCGGAAGCCGCCAAAATGATCCGCGAGCGGTTCTGGCTCCCGGTGGTGTACGCCTCCGGACTGATCGCAGCAACGGTCACTCTCACCAAGCTGTTTTTGAACTGATCCAAGGCCCGCCGCAAGGCGGGTTCTTTCTATGCGCTATACATCCCCTTCCCCCTCCGATCTCCAACGCCTGAAATCTGAGCTGGACCGCACAGGCGAGGAAATGGCGGACCTTTTCGGCGTGGCCGGCGGCCAGCAGTGGCGTAAGTACACCGGTGGCGCCCAGCCGCGCGAGATGGCCCCGCAGATGTTGTTCTTCGGCGCGGCGCGCCTGGCGCTCTCAGACGAGGAAATAAAGCGCGTGCTGGACCGGATGCGCGAGATTGGCGCCGAGATCGACTTGACGCATGACGGCGAATAGCCACCTCTCCATGCCATTCTGGCCACAATCGCTCGTTGACTGGGCACAGGTTTTTTCCGCTGTTGGCACTGTAGGCGCCGTCGCGCTATCGCTATGGCTGGCGAGCCGAAATGGACCCAGGCTGGTCCTTCATAGCTATAGGGCCATACACCTTGGTGGGACTGAACCGTACGAAGTAACGTTGGTCGCTGAACTTACCAATGTCGGTACCGGATCAATTTCAATAAGGAACGTGTTTCACACCGCCCACGGAGCTTTTTATAACTTTGCGTTCTACGCAGACAACGGGACAACCGATGCAAACTTCCCCGTGAGACTTCGGCCGGGCGAGTCTATTGTGCTTAAAGCGCCTGTCATTGGATGGAATCGGGTGTCAGGTCGTTGGTCAATGTGGAGACGAGCTTTCTGGGAGGTCCACTCGAACACGGGCACCATTCAGAGATTTCGAGTCACGAGGCAGACGGCTTGGAACCTGTGGCAAGACTTACTCGCAACGCGAGGAGGCGCCTCGACAATGAAAGCAAGAGCAGAAGAAGTCGACCGTAGTTGGCAATAAACACCACTTGGGCCATGCCATTCCGAGTCAAGAGATGAGAGATTTCCTAGCTTCAATTCGACAGAGTCTGGAAACCAACAACTTCTATGTGGCACTGGCCACCTCATTGACGATCCCTGACATCTGCGGATGGCTGTCTTCTCCGAACCTGCGAAGCGGTGAGAGATACAGGGCATGGTGCGAGACATACCTTACGCCCAAATACACCCACGATCTTCCAAATGGCCGAGAGGTGTTTTTATCCCCCGGAGATGCGTACGCGCTGCGGTGCGCTTATCTACACGAAGGCGCCGACGACGTATCGAGGCAGCGGGCAAGAGAGGCGCTGAATCGCTTTGCCTTCGTCGCAAGGGGTGCGCATTGTAATCTGTTCGAGATTAATGGTGAGGCAATCTTGAACTTGAACGTTCCGTTGTTCTGCACAGACATGGTCGAGAGCGCAGAACAGTGGCTCGAAGACGTGCGAGACAACCAGGCAGTCCAGGAACGCCTACGGGAATTTCTCAAGATCAGATCGGAGGAATTTGAGCTTGCGCCGGGAGTTTTCATGGACTTCCGTCCCGACTAGGCGTCAACTTGTCGTAGGTCCTTTCGCATGCCAACCCTGCTACCTTGAGCTGGTCGGCGTAGCCAGCCAGGATTCCCGAAGCGCGGTCAGACCTGCCGAGCACGTCGACGAGCACATCGAGGGGGTCGCCACCCGGCTTGTCCTGGCCGCCGCCGGCAGTGACGGAATCGTTGGCGGCTCGGGCGGCGGCAAGTAGCTGGTCGACACGCTTCCGCAGCCGGTCAGCAGCATCGCCAGCAGCCCGGGCATCAGCGCGAGCCGCGTCAGCATCTTTCTTGGAAACATTGGCAATCTCCATTTGCGCCGCCGTGCGGCGTTGTTCCTCGGCGCGCGCACGATCGACGGCTTTCACCTGGTCGACAGCGGCGGACAGCGCCGCCTTCGTGCGCTCAGCGGTGAAGGCGGCCTCGTCATGAATGGATTGCTGCCAGCGCCCCCCGCCGCCAGCACATCGTCTGTTTCCAGCGCGCGCCAGATGTTGTCTGGCGCGAACCCGACATTCCGCGCGGCGCACAGTCGTCCCAGCCACGGCCGGCTGGCCGGGTGCAGACAGACTCCCGTCACGCCGCCGCGCGACGCCCGGGTGCCGCGCTCGAACTGCCAGAAGCCGCGAGCCGGCCCGTTGCCCATCTGGCGGCGATGCATGAATTCCGATTCCTGCAGGCCGGTCGCCAGCAGCAGCACCCGGGCCTCGGGGGTGTCCATCGTCGACGGCAGCATGGCAAGCGCCGGATCGATGGCCAGCTTTACGATTACGTTCAGCTCCATCTCAGCCTCCCAGTCGCCGTGTCTGGCTGCGCTCCCGCGCGATACGCAGGGCCGCCAGGAACAGCGACACGTCGCCACGCGACGCCATCACGAGCCATAACAGCACCGCATTCGCCACCACCTCGGTGGGTTCGACCGGGGTCCAGTACCAGCCACCCCAGACGCGTAGCGCGATGGTCGCGTAGACGACCACCAGGACGTATCGCGCCAGGCGGGCGTGCCATGCCAGCGGCCCGCAGTCCGGACTGCGCGCGAGCACCAGGATCAGTCCGATCATCGTGGCCAGCGTCCCGTTGAGCACCAGCAGTGCCAAGTCGAGCGCACCGTGCGCATGGAAATATCCGAATACCTCAGTCATGACGGCCACCTCCAAAGATTCGATCGATCAACCGCTCGGCTGCGCCGCGCAGCAGCTTCGTCAGCGCGGCCTCCACCCAGTCCAGCAGCGCGCCCGCAATCACCAGCACTGACGCCGCGCAGATGAAGGCCACAAACCACGCCGGCGCCCACTCCACCGCTGAGCGCGCCGCCGGCGTGACGGCGTATCCGCCGATCAGCGAGATCAGGAAATAGGCGAGCTTCTTGAACCGGGATGGCTCTTTGCTTCGCAACAGGAACACCAGCGCACCGCAGACGACCCCGGACAACATGCCCAGATCGGGCTCGCCCCCCATCATCTGAAGTGCCGCAGTGCCGACGGCCCCAGTCAGGGCTGGGCTGCCTGCCGAGGAAACAAGCTCGGGCATGTACGTCCCCCAAAAAAGAACACGGCCACCAGAACGGCGGCCGTGTGTGCACGGTGTTGCTCCTAACCGATTGGCGGTTCGGGCCAATTGATGGCTGAGGGCCAGCCCGCGCAGGCCGGCAAGTCCCGCAGAGCTTTTCGATAGGCGGACCAGGCTGCCGGCACGGACTCACCCAACTCCAGTGCGCGGATCACGACGCCATCAGACCGGCGCAACAGCGCATCGCGCTTCCAGCGCGCACCGGTCGCCAGTGCTTCATTCGTGGGCGGCGGCTCCTCCACCACGGCGTCCTTCGGCGGTTCCTCGCCAATGCCTTCGATCACATGCTCGCTGCCGTCCGCGAGCCAGTAGCGTTGGCCGCGCAGATCGCGCACGCGCTGCCAGCCGTCGGTGTTGTCGCACCACCTTGGCGCCGCCCCTTCGCCGCACGCGGGCGGAGGGCACAGCGTCAGATGCTCGGGCAGTTCGGCCCCAATGATCGGTGGATGGGCCCGAATTCCGGTGCCCTTCTCATAGACAGTGGAACTACTGAAATCGGGAACGAGCATCCAGCCTTCGCCACCCCACTGCACCGCTTCAAACTCGCCGATCTCTGGCAGCGGTTGCGTGGTTGCGGAGGCGGGAATCGGTTCGCCGAACGCCAAGGGCGCTATTGGAAGCGCCGTCGCCTTGTCCAGCACGACGACAGTGCGGTTGTCCGGCACCAGTTCCCAGGCAGACTTGTCACCGCAGACGCGCCAGGCAAACTTTTGCGGCGCGTCATGCTCGGGAAAACTGTCGATGGTATTGGCAGGCATCGGATACATGCCGTCGCGGGGGCTACGGTATGCCTTGACAGGGCCCGCGTACTCGCCGGTCTGCGGATCAAACGCCGCCACCAGCTTGAAAGGGGCAGGCACCTCGCGGAATTCATCGCTCATATGACAAGCGTCCTAGTAGGCAATGCAGAACAGGAATTTCACACCCGCCGCCAGGTTGGCCTGGCCGCCGACACTGGCCACCCTCACGACGTGGGCATGGCCGCCGCCGCTTCGAACAATGGCAGCATGCCGATGGGCGCCGGCCGGGCTGGTCAAGCTTCGCGCATGCTGGGTCAGATCCAGAAAGGACGGGCCGTCCGACGCGCCCTGCCGGTCCTGGTGCGTCGCCGCGGGCGAATAGACATACTCGTGCTGATGCGGGTCGCATGCGTACACTTCGGCCGCATGATCGTGGACGCCTGCGCTATCGGTTGTCGCCGGGTGAAAATGGCTGATGACGGCCCCTGCCGACCGGTCACCGACCGTCGTCGCTGCGCCCGAGAGCACTGCATACCCATCCGGCACGTCGGGAACGTGGAACGTGGCAACGCCGTCGCCACCGTATGTCGTGCCGATGGCATTGAACAGTTCCGGGTACACCGCCGGGGAATAGGCCGCCCCGTTCATCGCAAGCGTCCCGTCGGGCGGGGCATCACCAGCCACAATGACGAGCTGACCGGGCCCATATCGCCTGACCCTGGAGAATGCCTGCGTCAGCGCATCGATCCGTTCGGCCCCAAGACCGAAGTCGTAGACGCGCGCCAACTCCTTCACCTGCCTGAACAGCCAGGCCGTGCGCTGGTCGATCAACTGCTGGACCCGATTGAACTGCTCCAGCAGCGGCGGCACTTCGCCGATATAGGCCCACCCTTCCCGATAGTCCTTGCGTGCGATCTGCTCTATCTCGCCGCCCGTGGCCCAGATCATTTCGAAGTCGTCGAAAAAATCCACTGCATCCATGCTCACAAGTTCCTCGAAAGAAAGCCGACGCCAAACCCGTAACAACGTTGATGTCTGAAGCCAAACGGCTTGCTACCACCGCCAGCCATCGACCGAATGCCGACCCCGGCCGCCTTCGGCACCAGGAGACGAACAGTGCCCGGCGCGAATGGACTCTGGCTTGGCAGGATATCCAGCCAGATCCGCAACTTCGCGTTGCCGGCGTTCTGCACGACGGCGCGCGTGGCACCGAGCACCGCCTTGAGCGCCGCCGAGATCTCAGGGATCGTCCCGTGGCCGTTATTGATGGCGATCTTCCAGCGCAGTTGGCTGCGGTAGCTGTCGTCGTTCATCCGCGCCGGATCGCTTGCGGCCCAGCGCTGTGGCAGCAGGGACCCGGATCGGTCCAGCACCACGACCGTACCGATCATGTCGAGTTGCGTTCCCACCGCCACATCCAGCCACCGCTCGGTGTGGAGTTGAAGCAGCGCAGCCTGCAGCAGGTTCGCCGGCGCCAGGAGACCGCATACCAGCGCCTCCAGCTTCGGCTTGCCGTGGAACTGGCCGAGCCAGTTGTCCCACGCGACCTCGTCATGCCGCTGCCTCAGGTCCATGCCAGCACCTCCACGCGCGACACGTCGAACCGCGCGCGCTCGAACGGGCTCACGATGATGTTGGCGTCCTGGTAGTCGCCTTCGGCCGGCACATACGCCGGATCGGCCGAATACGCGAGCCGGATCTCCGCGCGCGCGATGCCGGCTGTCTGGAACACGCCGGCGTAGAGGCGCTGCAGCACCACGTCCTCGCCGATGCCGAGTTGATTCCCGATGGCCACGATCCCCTTCTTGACCGTGTTGTAGCCATCGCCGGGAAACCTCTCCTCCTCCGGGTCCTGCGTCCTGACTTTGACCCGCACCCATGTGTAGAGGCGGTGCGAGCGATCGAAACGGATTTGCTGGGGCACGCCGTCGTCGTCCGTCACGACCACCGACCTGTCGCCATGGGTATCGACGCCGCCCGCCACCGTGCGGAAGATCTGCTCGCCGATGTCGTCTTCCACACCGCCATCGATCACGACGTGGATGCTGTGTGGCGGCCGGTCAAACGCGTCGGGCAAGTCATCGTCGTTCTGGTAGACGCGGATCGCCAGCGCCCCGGCAATGCGTTCCTTCAGATTGCTCTGCAGCGCCGGCAGCGTGGCCGCGCCCAGTCGGTAGATGCCCCGCTGGTAGCTGGACCGCACTTCTGCGTCGTTTTCGGCCAAGTGTCCGACAGCGCCCGGCTGCAGGTTCGCGACAGCCGTCCAGCCGGGCACCTGCGTAACCATCTCGGTGAGGTCGCCGATGCGCGTAAGCTGCGTCTCACAGTCCACGCTTTCCGCCAGGACGGGGCTGCCCACACGCGCGTAGTCCAGATTGGCGCTCACGGCAACGGCGAAAGCCTGCCGTCCATCCGACACCACGCGCACGGTCTGCTCGTCCGATTCGACGTTGAAGCCGCATGGCAGCAGCGCATGCGCCAGGCCGCTGACCACCCTGGCGGCGTTGTCCCCCGTCCGGGCGTGGTAGCTGTAGGGCGCGCCGTCGAGCGTGACGGTATAGTCCACGCCCGTCTGCATCAGCCCAACGGCCAACGCGACATCGGCGACGGCGTCCACGGAGATCGTGACGTCCCGGTTGGTCTGCCAGATCCTCTGCGTGATCCGATGCCTGATCTGGGCGCCGGCTCGAACGGCAGTGCCCGGCACACCGTACGCCACAACGTGGCAGCGGTTTGGCACGTCCGGGAGTCGCCGCGCGCCGGAAAAGGCAATGGCATGATCGAGCGACAGGCCCGAGGCCGTGGGCGGATACATCGCGTAATAGACGCCTTCGGCCAGCTCCCACAACGCCGCCTCGCGATCCGCGAACGTATCGACCAGCAGCCCGGTCAGCGAGTCGGGCCGCGTTTCGATGTTTCCAGCAAAACCCGCTTTGCGCAGACGACCGACGAAGCTTTCCACGATGGCCTGCCGGATTTCGGGCAGGCGCATGCGAACGAAGCCGTCCTTCGTTACCCCGTATTCCATAGATTTCCTCAAGCGCGCAAGAATTCCCGGCGCGCCACGAGCCCGTGATCGGTATCGGCGGCAAAGTCCACCTCCAGCGAACGTCGCTCCCGGTCGATCCGGAAATCGATTCGACGCACCGTACGCACGCCAGGCACATCGGCGATGCGCGCACGGAAAATCGCCTCCAGTGCGGCCCGATTCGGGTTCTTGACCAGGACAGCCTCGAAGTACGGCACACCGAACGTCGTGTCGAGAAACCACTCGCCCAGCAGCGCGCGCAGTGTCACCCGGATCTGCTGGCCGATTCGCCCGGCGCCGTCCACGAGCCAGCAATCGCCGTTGTGCGACAGATCCAGGTCGTGCCCATCGTCCAGCGCGAGATCAAGCGTCATGGCAGGGGTCCCGAGGTGTCGCCGCCACGGCTGTCGTGGTGCCGGTGGCCGTCGTCGACAACGTTGTCGGAGTGAATGGTCCCGCCACCGTGGTGGATGTCGCCTGCGATCCGCGTGCCGGCGCTGCCGCCCTTGCCCGCCATGCCAGCGCCGTAAGTAAACAGCCCCTCAACCGACACATCCTTCTCGAAGACGGCCGGCATGGTCACCCGAAACTCGCCGGGGCCACCGAGGATGGCGTCGCCTGCCGGTGTCAGCTTCAACGCGCACCGGCCGTACTGGACGCTGACGTTCTCCGTATCGGCTCTGCCGGCGCCCGGACGCACCACCGGCGTGGCAAACGCGTCCGACAGGTCGAACTGCCGGGGGTCATCCGGGGCGCTGTCGGCGCCGGCCAGCCAATTTTCCAGCGCGCGCTCGGAGAACGACAGCTTCACCGGATCGCCTTGCCGCAGCGGCACCGAGATCAGCGCCTGCCGCCCGGCCACGTCGCCCGCTGGCCAGCACACCGGCACCTGTACGATCTGCGGCGGCGCGAGCGCCGTGCCATTTGCCAACTGCTTGGGCAACGCAGGCCGCACCACCGCGCACGCACCGTCGTACGACACGATCACGCCGGGCAGGCACGTGTGTACCTCTGCCAACTCGGTGGCGATCAGCTGGCGCAACTCTGTCACATTCATGTCAGCGATTCCCTGTCGGTGGCGCGGCGCGGTCTACCAGTTGCAGTTCTGTCATCCAGTCGCCGTCGTCCGAGTCGCCCGTGTGCTTCACCGCATCGGCCCGGAACAAGCCTTCCGCCGTACGGCTTTCCAGCTTCACCAGATCCCCGGGGTTGATCTGCGGGAGCAGCAATGAACGCACCCGCCAGCCGTCGCGCTGCTGGGCCGCGCTGACCAGTTGCTGGCGCTTTCCGGTTTGTTCGTCCCGAACGCGCGCTTTCTCGCGCGCGCCGTGCCGGGTGCGCTCCGGCGCGCCAATCAGCCCGGTGTCCGCCGCCAGCACCACAGCCTGGCGCCTCGATGTGCCACGCCTTGGCACGATCTGCAGCGTCTGGTTCTGGATCGACCACTCCAGCCCCGCCCCCTGCACCACCTTGTGCAGCGCCTGCCGCGCCGGCCCGTAGTAGGCAAAGCCGTTCTGCCACATCCGGTCTGGTACACCGTCGGCCATCACCAGCGGCAGGCCCATCTGCTGTGCTATGTCGCGGACGATGCGATGCGCGGACGCGCCCGCGCCATACCCGATCGACACGGCCGTATCACGGACCTCGACATAGCCATCGCGCAGCTCCAGTTCGGTGACGACGTCGGGCCCGTCACGGAACGTCCACGCGTCAGTGACCGCGCCAGCGGCCAGCAAGAGCGGCCCACCCTCTTCGACGTAGCCGGCATGGAGCGTGCAATGCACGTCGGGCACTTCGATGCCGCGCCGGGTGTCCGGCCGGAGGTTGTAAATGCGGAGCCGATGCTGGTTGGTCTGCTCGCTGGCGTCCTTGTCGATATCGAAGGTCAAGCGCAGCGGCGGGAGGATCTCGATGCCGCGCTGGCCCGGCTTCCCGATCAATAGGCGATACGTTCGGTCAAAGCGCGCCATTCGCCAGCTCCGAAGCCTCCACGTAGATCAGCGCCACGTCGCCGGCCGGCAGCGCCTCCCTCCCGACAGCATCGCGCCGGTCGGGCACCAGCGCCACCAGCTCCCCGGGCGGCACGGACAGGTGCCGGAAGCGGGCCAGCAGCGGCGTGTCGGGTACAACGGCCACGCCAGCGACGATCAGCTCGTTGTAGGCGTTCTCGATCGCCAGCGACCACAGTTCAGCCTCGCTGTTCCAGGACAGTCGGAGGAAACACGTCATGCCGTCCAGCTCGACTTCGATCAGGCTGTCGTTGGCGTCGCTCACGGGAAGGGTCAGCATAGATTACGACCTGCCCAGCAGGCGTCTCAGGTCGCTCGCTTGTTTCTCGGTCGGCACGGCAGGAGCGACCTTGCCCGCATTCGTTTTCGTGCCCCCTGCCTTGCCGCGCGCCTTGCTGTTCGCCGCTGCCACCTTCTCCGGCGGAATGTCCACGGACCTCAGCTTGACCTTGCGGATCTTGCGCAACTCGCAGGCGATATCGAAGAAGTCCCCTTGCGTATCGCGGCTGATCTTGCAGGACTCCATCACCATGTCGGTGTAGGTGTCCAGGCCCGTAACCACGACCACGGGCAGGCGGTCCCGGTGGATCGCGCGCAGCGCATCCTTCGCCGCAACCAGCTTGCTGCGGCCCGAGGCGCCGCTATAGAGCGTGGTGGTGGATGCCGTCACCCAGCCCGACAGCGAAAGTCTCTCGTTCTCCGGCCGAATGTGATCCGAGACCGGCGCGCCCTCTTCCACCGCATAAGCTGTCGTCTGGCTGGACAACTCGGTGGTCTCGGACAACAGGGCATCGAGCGTAATGGCGCCCACCGTCGAGCGCCCACCCATGCCTGATACAACTAGCGAAACATCGCTCATGATTCACTCCGTTTGTTGGTCAGGCCGCCGCTTCCACGCCAGGTGGCAACGGCGCTCGACCACCTCGGCTCGCCCGGTCCATGCCACGCTGAGTCGCCGCGGCTACTGCGGCCGGCTCCGCGTTGGCGGCGTTGACCGTCACGTGGTTCGTCTGGTTGACCGTGGTGCCGCCGGCAGCGCCATGCGACTGGCGCTGGATCGTGCCCGGCGACGTAATGGGTGTGCCGCCTGCAACCCAGCTCGCTGCGCGCCGCATCCAGTTCGGTATCCGGACGCCGGCGATTCGCTCGCCAATCCAATCCGAAATAGCCTTGCCAATGCCCTTGATCCAGTTCAGCGCCTGGTCGTAGAAGCTTTTCATCGACGCTTTGGCCGAATCCCACACTTCGCCAGCCCACGCCTTGATATCTTCCCAATGCTTGTAGATGTAGACACCGAGTGCGATCACCGCCGCTATGGCGGCGGCGATCAGCACTGCCGGCCAGCCGACGATGGCAGCCAGCCCCGCGACGAGCATGGCGGCGCCACGCACGAGCCAGAAAATGCCTTTCCCAATACCGAAGATCAGGCGAAACACGGCGAACAGCGGTTTCGCCAAGCCGACAACCAGGGTGGCTACGGTGCCCCATTTCGCCAGCCACGGCGCAAGCTGTTCCCCCGCTCCGCCGAGCGCATCCTTGATCGCGTCGACCGCCTGCCGGATCCGTTCAAACGTGTCGTGCCACTGTTCGGCCGGCCCCAGCAGGTCGCCTATGACCGAATCCCCGCCCTGCAGCCAGACCCAGATGTCCTGACCGATCAGGTAAATGCTGGCAAGCAGCGCCGCCATGCGGAGGAAGGGCCAGAGCGCAGCCATCGAAATCGTGCGCAACCGGATCATGGCGGCCTGCAGCAGCCTGGTCGCCGTCGTCGCAGCGAGGATGCGCCGGCGCATCACCACCAGGCCGGTGGACGCGCCGATTAGCACGACCAGCTTCAGCACCTCGGCGAGGTTACGGGCAAGCCACTCCACGGCCGTCGAGAAGCGGCGCGCGGCGCCGGTGGCGCGGTTCAGCGCGGCGATCTGCCGGCCGACGGCATTCTTGAGCACGACCATGGCGCCGCCAAACGTCTTCGGCATCCTTTCGAACTCGGCGTTGATCTTGTTTGCCTGGCGCAGTAAGCCTGCGGCCAATTCCCGGCTCGTCAACCTGCCCGCCTTGCCGAGGTCGCGCAGTTCGCCGACGGTCACGCCGAAGGCATCCGCAATTGCCAGCGCGAGGCGCGGCGCCTGCTCGATGATCGAATTCAGCTCATCGCCGCGTAGGGAGCCGGCCCCAAGCGCCTGCCCCAGCTGCAGCAGCGCGGCCTGCTGAGATCCGGCGTCGCCGCCGCCAATGGTCATCGCCTTGCCGATGATCTCGGTCAGGCCCAGGGAATCTGTCAGCTGCAGGCCGAGCGGGCCGGCGTTGCGTTGCACCTTCTGGAACAGATCGCCGGTGGCCGCGTAAGCCTGACGCGTGCGCTGGGCGATGGCGTAGATCTCCTTCAACGCAGCCTTCCGCTCCGCCACGCTGTCGGTGCTCAGTGCGACGCGCCCTTCGACGCCCGCCCATTCGTCGGCAATTCTGGTCGCAGACATGACCGACATGCCGGCAACTATCGTGCGCACGAGCCCGGCGATCTGCGTGTAGCCCTGCCGCATCTCGCGCGCCGTCTCTACACCACGCCGCTGCGCCCGGTTGAGCGCTTGCTGACCTGACAGCACGTCCCGCAACCCCTGCCTGGCACCCTGCGCGAATCCTGCCCCAAACTCCGTGACGGTGCGCGCAGCAGCGCGGGCCCTTGCTGCAACCTGCCGGGCCGCTGCCTGGTACTTGCGAAGATCCGAGTTGTCGACCTTGTACCGAAGGACGGTGACCAGTTCGCGAATGGCATTCATCTCGACTGTGCCTTCTTGTATGCCGCCGCCTCTGCCGCTTCCTCGGCATCGAGCAACGCATTGAGTTTCAACAGGTCCACCAGATCAGCCACGCCGCCCTTCACCTCGGTCAGCGATACCTTGCCGCGGTGAATCGGCCGCCAGATCATCAGTTCGGTTTCGAAGTCATCCCGGAACCTGCCGACAGCCTGGCCCTCAGTTTTTGGGCCCCGCCAAAACGGTCGGCCCAGCGCAGCAAAAAATCCGCGAAGTTGATCCTGATGACGTGGTACATCAGTTCAAGAATGTCGCCAGGGTCGCGGAAAGCGACCAGACGCGTCGCCGCGTCAAGCGCCGTGTCACGCCCATTGATCGTCACGGAGATGTGCTTCTCATCCAGCAGGCGCTCGGCCCACTGCATGATCGTCTTGCCATCCAGCTTCTCCGACAGCGCGCGAAATGCCTGGACCAATCCATCGTCACCGGTGATGCCCGCCTCCACCGCGCCGGCAGTGACAGGATCGTCGGTCGCCTGCAGAAGATGGCCGGCCGCTGGCAGAATCTCGCGCTGCAGATCGAAGAACATTGGCAGCGCCCGAAACGGATCGAACTTCTGGACGTGAAACTCGACGTCGCCGATCCTCATGCTTTGTCGCATTACGTGTTTCCTCCCACAAAATACGTGCCGCCGCCTGTCTCGATGATCCATTCGCGCTCGCCCACTTCCTTGCCGAACTCCGAGGTGGGCAACTTGACGACCCACGCCTCGGAGGCGTGGAGCACAGATCGGCCCCGAAGGTCCGCTACAGCCACGGGGAAGAGGCCGTTGCCGCCGCTCAGGCGGTCTGCCTGAAGCAGCGAAGACAGCAGGTCGTTGCTGCGGCTCGTCTGCAGCAGCTTGATCGTGACACGGCAACGGCGGTCGCTCGACATGGCGCGCGCGACCTCCCCGTCGGCTCCCGCCTTCGATGTCACGCCGTCGCCCAGTTCCTCGATGCCGATGAAACTGTCTTCCGCAAAGCCTGACAGCGTGGCCGCCCCGACCGTGACATTGATGCGGGCGGGATCATAGGTGTGTGTGGTCATGCCTGGTTCCGGTTACAGGGAATAGGTCAGGTTGCCCTTGATGTTGACGGCGTGGATGGCCCCGGCCAGGCGTGCCGTGAAACCAACGTCGTACAACATCCGGCTGGCCTTGTCGTTGAACGGCACGCTTGCCGCGCGCGGGGCCACAATCGTGTACGAGGGAATGGTCCGCCCATCCTCGTCGACCTCTGCAGGCGCGATGCCTCCACGCGTGACGCCAAGGTCCAGCGCCTGCCGCATTGCAGTGGTGATGACCTCGATGCCGGAGTCCGTGAAGGGCACCTTGCCCTGACGGTTGCGCAGGTTCACCAGCGCCGACATGACATTGACCTTGATCGCTTCGGCCAGCCAGTCGCGGAAGCGAATCACGTCGATCCATTCGCCAGATGCGACTTTTCCGCCCTGTGTGATAGCGAAGTTGCGGAACGGCTCGAACGTGTTGACGTTTTTGAACTGTGCCCCACTGGATTCACCCTCCGTGAGGTTGTCTGTCGTGATGCCAGCGAGCTTGACGTCTGCCCATGTCTCCGACCCCGGGTAGAACGTGAACCGGTTTGCCGAGACGGCGGCCTCCAGCCATTCTTCCGCCGCCCGAGCGTGGTACCAGATATGCGTCCGGAAGTACTGCTTCGCTGCAAGCCGGGAAGCGAGATCCTCATACGTACTGGCGTCGAGGGTGCCCCGCGACGCCAGGGCAGCGCCGAAGAGCTTCCCGTTGGACTCGGCCCATTCCGCCGCAGCAAGGATGTCGGCTTCCGCACGGCTCGCGATACAGATGCCATACCATGAGTCGGCTTCGCGTTTGCACTCGGAAAGCGCCCATGTCACCAGTTCTCGGCTGGCCGGCTCGGCAATGGTCATGTTCCGACTGACCTGCACCACGAACGGCGTACCTTCGACCTTTGCGACGATGCTCAGCTCCGGCCCCACCGTCACTGCGGTGAGCGGCGCCTTCGTTGCCGTGACAGCAGCTGCCAGCGCCTGCGCGATGGCTTCCGGCGTATCGCCTGCCTTGCCCTCGACCGCCACGGTTTCGATCCACTGTTCCTCGCGCGCAACAAACCAATGTAGCGTGATGCTGTAGGACGCTTCCCTCGCTTCGCGAATGGTCACAGAAACCTCGTCGACATGCTGACGACCGATGAAACACCGGGATAGTGTCGGAATCTGCTTGAACACGTCCCGGACTGCTTTGTACACCGGGCTCCTCTCGGAAATGCCCAGATCCAGCAGTTGGTCGGCTTCAGTCACCGCCATCACGCGCGGCAACGCCGCCGCATGCGGGCCCAGCACCAGCAGATCCGAAAAAGACTGCTCCTTGATTGCCGTCGTGTTCAGACTGATCTGAACGTTGACGATTCGATCGATGTTCGCCATGCATGGCTCCGAGAATGACAAAGGCCGCTCAGAGGCGGCCTTCTCATGAATTGTGTTTGACTATCCGCCGTTGACCGCAATCTCCGGAGCGCCGGCGCGGCCTCCCCTCATCTCGCCCCTCGCCCCAATCCGCTCGATCACGCCGACTTCATCGGTCAGGGCAACGGCGTACCGGATACCCAGTTCGACTATGGCGCGGGGCTCATAGGTCGTCCCGCCGCGCAAGACAGGTATCGACCTGATTTCCCCCACATCGAACACGGCGAGACGCAGCGCTTCCGACTTTGCCATCCCGTCGGCCATACCGAGACGAAGCACCAGGCAATCCAGCGCATGGAAGCTGCCCTTGCCGAAGCACTGCAGTTCCACTCCGGCGTCACGATGCGCCGACACGACCTGCAAACCAGCTTCGTCCACGTCGCCGCGGCACACGGGAAACGGACGCGCATTCCCGATCCGAAGCTGTATGTAGGGCTTATCCGGGCGAGGTCCGCTCTCGTCTGCGAAGATGACCGGAACGTTGCCTGCCACGGCCAGCAACAGCTCGCGTATTGCGTTGTCCGGCGTCACGCCTCGACCTCCAGCACCGCCAGGTATCGGTAGTGCGGGATGACCCCGGACTGCCACGGGTTCATCGCCACAACCAGGTAATCGCCCGGGCGGGGCCCACCCCGCCAGACAATCAAGTCACCGTTCAGGCGATCCGCACCTGCCACATTCAGCATCGCGTCCGTGTAGATGCGCACCATGGCGTCGATGCGCCGACCTTCGGACAGGGCCTGCATCCCGTCATAGTCAGCGCGATGGGCTGGCTGCACAGACGCCAGTACGGTGACCAGCGGTGCTTCGGCGCCATCGAGCCAGCGCCCCGCTTGCCACCGGCCCGCGGCGCGGCGTCGGATCTGCACTGGTTTCCGGAAGCTGCTCATCAGATCCTCTCGTACCGGATCGCGCGGACGAAGTTGGCATGATCGATCAGCGGCGTATCGCTGCCCTTCCTCTCGATCGTTCCCGGTTTGTTCGGGACTGCCCATGCCTTGGACTGCTGGACATGAGCCCTCTGGTTCTTCTCGACGAACTGGCCCAGCTGCTCCAGCGCAGTCGCCGGATTTGCGCCGTCGGACACCGCGCCCGCTTGACGCTCCATCGCCATGCCAATCACCTTCACGTTCTTCTCGAAGAAATCGCGGAAGGCAGGCCTTGCCGGAGCATGTTCGGTACCGAACTCGTTGAAGATGGCTGCGTCGAGGATGTCGACGCCGCTGGCCGGATCTTTGCCAGCGTTTGACTGGATGCCGACCTTCACGCCGCGCCGTGCCAACGCCGACTGCCTTTTGACGAACTTCGCCAGGCCACGGTCAACGATCTTGACATCGGCACCCATGGGACACCTTCGCTGCGACAATCGCGCCAAAGCCGCACAGCGCCGCAAGCTGCTCATACCGGGCGCGGAAGCCCATCGGATCAGCGATGCTGCCGTTTCCTCCGCCGTCATGTGTGTACGAACGCGCCAGATCGCCCTCCTTCTCGCTGGCAATGCCGGCCGGCACCACGCCGATGGCTTGCACGGTAGCCGTCTGCTGCTGCCGGCCGTAGAGCAGCCACGCCGCGTACCAGACCTGGGCTTCGTCCTGTTTAACCTCAGGCAGGCACCACGGTCGATAGCTGGCAGCAAGGGCCAGCGCGGCTTCCTGGTCAGCGTCCGGCGCGCCGGCTACGGCCGGCGCCAGAAAGCCCAACAGTTTCAGGGTCGCGGCCATTGCTACTGCGCCTTCGTCTGGTCGTACAGCGCCTGCAGTTCAGACTTGCGAGCGTTTTCGGGGAAGTCGATCCCGCGCGCCATCAGGGCTTCTTTCAGCTCGACGACGGTTTCGGGCACAACGCCGTCGGGATCATCCCCCGTTGGCGCTCCGAGCAGAACGCCGCGCGCCAACAGCCGCTGCACGCCGCTGTGTTCTGGATCTACCTCGCCGACGCCGAGAGGCGGGATGATGACAGCGCCACCGATGGAAACGACGCACGCCGCCGTGTTCTTCACTTTAATCATTTCAGAACTCTGCTTTGGAAAGGGCCAACGGGTAATACACGGTCACGCCGGCGGTACGTGCCAGGCACGGCACAACCAACTCGAGATTTCGGGCCTGCGCGGGAAGCTGGTTGAATGGCATGGGGTTCTCCATGCTCAGGTTGTCCTCGCTGTACTCGTACATCAGCGTCAGCGGAGCGCCGCTTACATTCTGCAGTTCCGGTGCTTCTTCGATCTTCAGGCCCGGATGCTTTTTCTGGAAGAATTCCCCCACCGTCTTGCCTTGGGAGTCGGAAACCCGCCGCGAGAACAGCAGCGAGTGCTCGATGCTCGGCAATGCCCAGAGCGTGGGTGTATGCACGCCACGGGACTGCAGCCGGACGGTGTTGTAGAGCGCGTCGGCGTCTTCCAGCATCTCGTCGCCGGTGCGATTGTGATTCGCCCAGTCGCCGTGAGGCAGCACCGTGAAGCCGATGTTGGGATGCGTGATCAGCCCGTAAAGTCCGAAAGCCGGGTCGCCGATCATCGCAATCTGGTTTTGCTTTACCTCGATGGCACGGCGCGCCGCATTGGCCTTCCGGGTCGGCAGATTGGCGCCCAGTTGCAGACTTGAGCGCAGCTCGGCGATGTTGTAGCCGTAGCTGTCGCCGATATCCTTGATGCGGACGGTCTTCTCCTCGCCCTTCACATCGGCGCGCGGCAGATCGTCGGCATAGTTGGCGACAATCTTGGCCATACCGACCTGGTCATAGATGCGATAGGTAAAGGTCTCCGCCCATTCGGGCACCTCGGAGGATTGGGGAACGAGCCGCAGGCCGTTCATAGGCGGCAGCTTGCGGTCATAGGTGCGGGACTTCACGTAGTCCAGCTGGCGAGCCGCGAAGATCGATTCGTCCTGGCGCAGTCCGCCCATCTGCGGAGCGAATTCCCGCACCGCAGCCAGATCGGCTTCGTCGTAGTGAACGTGTGGCATGGTTTCCTCTTGGAAATGAAATCGGCCCGCACAAGGCGGGCCGTGATTCCGGATTGCTTCGGGTAGCGTCGGGCGCCGCAGGCGTCAGGCCGCAAATGGGTGATGCAACTCGATCAGCGCGATTTCGACGCCGGTGGCGAGCGTCACCCTGCCGCTACGAAAAACCGCGTTCGGCAGGGCCAGCTCGCCATCGTCGGACACCATGCCGGTTGTCGAGAAGCGCACCGGTCGCCCCGGTGTGACGCCACCGCCCGCCGCCACGACGGCCCAGCCAGCGCCACGGCGCAGCACCGACGCACAGTCGGTCTTCCTGTACCGATTGACGTCGAAGGGGATAGTGTGGGTATGGAGGCTGAGCCCCGTGATCCGGGTGCCTGCGCCCGGCACTACCGCGCCTTCCGCGCTTTCGCCACAAATCAGCCCGAAACCGAGGTCCGCTCCAACGGGAAACGACTCCACCAGGTCATCGCGAGAATCCCCCTTCATGCCCGGGTAGGCTCGGTCCATCAGGTCCGAATACATCATGGTTACTGGCCTCCGTTGATGTTACCGATCATGCGTGCCCGCGCTGCAGCTGCCGATGCGCCGCCTCGGTCGTTGCCCTTGTCGGCGCCGTTCTCGCGAGGCTGTTCCCGCATGTCCAGACGCTGCTGGCCGATCGAATCGGTGCGTGCGACAGCTTCCTGACGGGCCAGGTCGTACGCTACCTCGACGTAGGCATCGGACTTGCCCGCGACGTCGAACCCGTCGCCGCGCACCGCGCGGATCACGGCTACCCGGATATCCTTGTCGGCCATATCCTGCTTGACCTCGACACCGCTGGCCTTGGCATCGGCTTCCAGCTTTAGGCGCGATGCCGCGGCGGCCTGCCCGTCCTTGCGAGCCTGCTCGACTTTGCCCGTCGCCTCGTCGGCGCGCGCCTTCTCGCTATCGGCCCGCGCTTCGGCGGCGTCAGCCCGCTTCATCTGCTCGCCTACCTGGCCGCGCAACTTTTCCAGTTCCTGGGCAACCTCGGGCGCGGCGTCGTAGGACAGGCCCGAGTCAAGCCGTACTTTGACAGTTGTCATCGTGCTTTCCTCTTCATCGATCAAATCGGCATCCGCCGCATCCAGATTCAGCCGCGCATTGCCCGCACGGCCGGCGCGCACCAGCGCCAGGTGGTTGTAGCGAATCCGGCGCTGCACCGCGTCATAGCGCCGTCCGTTCCATTCGCCAGGTGTCTCGTCCAGTTCCAGCGTATAGCCGGTAGAAAGCTCCTTCTTGCCGGCCGCGATGGGGGCCGTGTCATGCACCACGATATCGCCACGCGTGTCGTCGCCGTCCTGACGTCCCTCGGACAGCACCACTCCGACCGTGTGATGCTTGGCATTGCGGGCATTCACCAGGCCGGGGTGCCCATCGGTGATCGGCTTTGCCTTCAGGCTGGCCAACGTCTCCGGATGGAACACCTCTTCGGGCGGTCGCAGCTCGTATCGCGTTGTACCGTCGGTCTGGCGGTACGGGAACACGCCCACACGCGTCAGAATCGGCGAGTCGAGCAGGAAGCCCTCCGCCGTCGACGTCGCCTTCAGCGGCGTCGTGTCAAATCGCATTTCCATGGCTTGCCCTGGTGGAACATCAGTGGACAATCAACGCGTCGAGATCATCGAGCGACGGCAATACTGGCTCCGCCCAGCATCGGCAGCGGATCGGGTGACCGGGGTGGCCGTCCCCGGGAGGCTTGTCCCAGTCGAACGTCCGGCCTTCCCGCTCTACATGCGCGTCGCGCTCTCTCTGGTCCATGGCGCCACGCCAGCGATACTGACCGATGCCGACGTTCTGCTGTCGGTATCGGGTCAACTGGCCGTTCAGCTTCCCGATCTGGTCCTGCGCGATCAGCTCGGCGCGCTTTCTCGGAAGCCCGTAGGTGTCGCGAATCTCCCGGGTGACGGTGCGCAACGTCCTGCCCTGCTGCACGGCGGCCACCACCCTGCCTTCCAGCAGCTCAAGGTAGTGGGGTGCGATGGATTGAATCAGCCGAAGATTCTCGGCTTCCCAAACACGGCACAGCGCATCCAGCCCCGGCTCCGCCCGGAAGATATCGACGCCGTACGCCGCCCGCAGCACCGCGTGAAATTGCTGCCCGTTGAACGCGCGGACCTGCTCGCCGAAGATGCCGATGACCCGACGCAAGCGCGCCGCGTCCACCGTGGCAGCAGCGACGGCGGCGATCACGGCTTCATGCAGTGCGGTGTGCCAGGCGCCAGCGGCCGGACCATCTTCCGCATCGGCACGGATACCGGCCAAGGTCGGCATGACGATCCGCTCGATGGCCTCGGCGCTGCGCCGCGCGCAAGCGTCGACAAACCGCGCGTACTCCCGTGCAATGCCATTCGGGAACAGCCATTTGCGTGGACGTCTAGGTTTCCGCGGCATACTGCGCCGCCGCCCTGGCGTCTGCAGCGTTCGTATCGAGCCCATACATGCCTTTGGCCTTCAGGTGATCGGTGGCCTCCTGTTCGCTCAGAATGCCGCGATCGACCAGGCTGCCCAGCGCGTCGGCCTCGGAGGCCTCGGCGTCGGCCTGAGTCTTGCGCACGTCCGCCGCTTCCCTATCGGTCGGCGTTTCGAGCGCGGGCCAGACAATCGACCACTGGTCCGGCGCCTTGCCCGCAAGCTTCTTCTGGGCAGCTATCAAGGCGACAAGTCGCTCCAGGGCTGGCGCCGCCTTGTTCTGCCGCAGCCCTTCCACCAGGTCGTGAAGCGTCTCGAAATCCGCCTCGCCGGTCGCGTTCTGTCCAGCAGGCGAACGCCCGAAGAGCAGCGTCACCGGGATTCCCGTCTCTGCCGACAGCGCGATCTGGAACTCGTTGACGATCTCGCGAACACCGGCGACGTTGGTGTCTTCGATGCGGTACTCGTCCTCCGCATCGACGGCGACGGTGTTGCGTATGCCACGCACCGCATCCACCAGTCCAACCCGCTTCTGAACGACATCCTCCATCCTTGCCTGGATCAGCGCGGCCAGTCCTTTCATGCCATACACGGCCTGCTGTTTTCGCTCGAGTATGCCCAGCGCCAGCCGCAGAGACCGCTGGTAGTCCAGAATGGTCTGGTAAGGCCTGGCCGCCATGCTGCGCCCCGCCCATGGCACGCCCTTCAGCGCGGCAACGCGCCGTGGCAGCGGATCACCAGGTACCGGGATCAGCCGCGTTTCGTGAACGTAGAACTCTGCACTGGCGGCACCAGTGGCCTGCGTGCGCACCCGATACAACTCCGGCAGCCCAAAGTTCGCCTTGGTCGGGTCGCCATAACGCTGCTCCGTGGCCGAAATATCGTCCAGATCGAAAACCCTCAGTTCCTCGATCTGATCCAATGCCAAAGTGTTCAATGGCGATCGCAGCAGTCCGCCATCGTTGGCAACCACCACAATTCCCGCCCCGCCGGTCAGGCGCGCCCAGCGCAGCGCGTCTCCGATGGCAGGCAATACTCCGAGCCGGTCGAACTCGTTAGCCATGACCTGATCATTGTCGCCGTCAATCCGTATGCCGCGGGACACCGCCTTGTCCGCAGGCAGATCTACCACGCGCGCGAACAGCCCTCCGCTGGCATACAGTTCGGCATTGGCCTGCGGAAAATGCACCAGACCTGGCCGAATGCCGCCCAGCATCGCGGATTCATAGCCGTCGATTCTCATGTCTTTCCATCAGCTTGCCAGCGCCCTCGCACGCGCGATGTCATCGCCCATCGCGTTGAAGGCGCGGGACAGGCCATCGATTTGGTCATCGAAGGCGCCATGCGGAAACATGCGCATTTCGCCGATCAGCGCGTCGTTCCACGCCGCCTTGAGCATCCTTACATTGCCAACATTGACCTGCGCGGCAAAAGGTGCCGCGCGGGTTGCCTTGTCGCCGCTCTCGGTGGTGAAGGTGAACGGCACGCCGAATAGCTTCTTGGCCAGGTAAGCCGCCTGAGCCTTCCCGGCCTGCCCAGGATCCTGCGGGATCGACTGCATGACGCGCGCGCCATCCCGCCTGGCTGTCCCGACAAGCAGCCGTTCCACGTCCTCGGGGCCACCGCGCTCCCGCTGCATGTCTGCTATCCACAATGCTCCGTCCGGACTCCGTCCGAGCAGTGGGCCGGCGGTCCAGTCGCCAGCATCCTTGGTGGCGGCCAGATCCCAGCCCCGGATCAGTTCGAGCCCAGCCGGCAGCGCATCGACAATCTCGATGCGACTCGGCTTGAAGATCCCGCCGTCGCGCGGCGCCGGACTTTGCATGTACTGGCCGGCGAACACGTAGGCATTGGTCGCTTCCATCCGTGCCAGTTCGGTCGCGCTATGCTTTTCCAGCCAGAGCGGGCTGCCATCCGGGTTGCGCGCCGGGATACAGACGTGCTCCCAGCTTTCGCCGTTCCCGCCGCCCAGCAGCCACCCGGCAAGATCCCGCTCGTGCAGGCGCTGCATGATCAGGATGATCGGCGTGTCTGGAGTGTTCGTCCGGGATTCGAGCGTGTTCTGGAACCAGTCGATCACGCCTTCCCGCACCGTCTCGCTTTCTGCCTCGTCGGGCTTGTGCGGGTCATCGATGATGATGGCGCCTCCAAAGCCCTCGCGGTGCTTGCCAGCCCCGAACCCGGTAATGGACCCGCCAGAGCCAGTGGCATACATCACACCACCGGCGGTGGTCTTCCAGTCGTCCTTCGCCGATGACGAGGCATCCAGTTCCACATTGGGAAAAATCTCCCGGTAGGCAGGCACGTTCAGCATCTCGCGCGTGCCGGCGGAATTCTTCGCCGCCAGCTTCGCGCTGTATGACGTGTGGATGAACTCGGCGTCGGGATACTGGCCCAGCGTCCACGAAACGAAGTTCGGAACCGCCAGCTCGGTTTTGGAGTATCGCGGCGCCACGTTGATGATCAGCCGGCGACATTCACCGCGGAACACCCGCGTCAAGGCATCGCAAATCGTCTTATGCTGCGGCCCGCGCTTCCATTGGAAGCGACGCCGCTGGTAGAACATCCATCGGGTGTAGAAATAGAGGTCCTGGCGCGCCAGCTGCGCAGCGGCGAAACGCTCTTGCGCCGTGAACTCCCGCATCCATCAGACCTCATCGAGCAACTGCCGCGCGATATCGCGAAACTCGTCGGCAGACATGGCAACGCTCTGGATGGGCGCGCCATCCTTGCCCGTCACCTCGATCTTCTGCGCTTCCTTCCACCCGGCCTGACACTTCATCCAGAACATGCTGGCGATGACCGCGTCGCGGCCCTTCCCCATGGCGTGCTGGAACAGGTTCTGCGCCACCATGGCGTTGGCGAGCGCCTTGGCTTCCCTCAGCTCCGCCCGGAACGCCGCGCGCAGTGTCTTCGGATCCAGCGGCCGCCCGGTCTGCGGATTCTTGATCTTGGCCGCGATCATGTCCTGCGGCATGCCGCAGGCAGACATGGCGGCGACGGTGATGCGCTGCTTGTCGGTGGGGATGAAGGGTTTTCGGCCTGGCGTCCTTTCCGCGTCCTCCCTGTGTATCCCTCTTTCAGAAGGGTCCAGATTTGCCCATGCTCACCGATATGAAGGTGAGCATTGCAACCGTTACGGAAAATGAGCGCACACGAAACAGACATCCAGATTATTGCACCGGACTCTTCTCAGGAGCTTGCCAGGGCCGAGGCGTTTCAGATCTACTCCGCGTTAGCTCTCCAGCATTGGACATGGGTGCTGGAGGCATTGCGACAACTCGTGCTACTCGGTGGAGGCGGGCTGACCGGCACAGTCGCCCTCGCCGCAGGCGGAATGTTCGGTACGCACGGGTACTTTGCTGGTCTCGCCGTGGTGTTTTATGCTAGCAGCACGGTCCTTGCCTATACCGCTATCACCACAGGCTCGGATCGACTCCGGAACCTCCTAGATGAGCAGGGAGCTCTCCTCGACCGGAACACCGATCGCGCGCACAACATCGGAAAGGCACCCAAGTTGGTCGTCGTCGAACGCGTGCGCCTCGTTGCCACACTGCTATTCCTTGGCGCCTTCGTCGCTATGACGCTGGGTACGATGGGCTCATTGATGGGCTACGACATCATCGTCAAGCTGTTCCCTGCCTGAGCCAGGCCTTCACGGCCGCTAAAGAACGAGCGAGCACGCCGTTGGCGATCTCGTCCGTCACTCGAGGGACACCGGCGGCAGGTAAGGTAGTCACAATTCTTGCCGAGTCGCCAGCGAATTCCTCCCACCGCCGGATCACCACATCGCAATAGCGAGGGTCCAACTCCACCGCAACACACCGCCGGCCACGCTGCTCGCACGCTATCAGCGTTGAGCCGGATCCGGCAAACGGATCCAGCACCAGATCGCCAGCCTTCGAACTGTTGGTCAGCAGGTACTCCAGCATCTCCACCGGCTTCATGGTCGGATGGTCGTCATTCTTGGTCGGCCGATCGAAATTCCACACCGTCGACTGACTCCTGTCGCCGTGCCACACATGCGCCGCTCCCGGCTTCCAGCCGTACAACACCGGCTCATGCTGCCAGTGATAGTCCTGGCGCCCCAGCACAAACGACTGCTTCACCCAGACACAGCACTGGGCGAGCTTCAGTCCTGCCGCCTCGAAGGCCTGACGGAACGCGACGCCTTCCGTGTCGGCATGGAAAACATACACGCCGGCGCCCGGCCTGCATGCCGCAGCGATGTTCCTGAAGGCCGCTCCTAGAAATCCAGCGAACTCCCCGCTCGCCAGCGCATCATTGGCGATGCGCAGCCGCTTGGCTGTCCTGCCCTCATAGGCGACGTTGTATGGCGGGTCCGTGATGACCAGGTCGGCATGCGCGCCGGCCAGCAACCGGCTGAATGCGGATGGGTCCGTCGAATCTCCGCAGAGCAACCGGTGCTCTCCCAGTTGCCAGATGTCGCCGGGCTTGCAGGTCGGTTCCGCTGGTGGCTCAGGAACGGCGTCGGGGTCGGTCAAGCCAGCGTCCAGGCGGCCGGGTCTCAGTCCGGCCAGCTCGTCGGCATCAAACCCTAGGAGGTTGATGTCGAAGCCGAGGTCGGCCAGTGCGTCGATTTCCTGTGAAAGAAGGTCCTCGTCCCAGTTTGCTGACTCCGCCAAGCGGTTGTCCGCGATGATGTAAGCGCGACGCTGGGCGACAGTCCAACCCGTGCAATCGAGCACGGGCACGGTGCCAGGCGGGATGATTTCGCCGTCAGGCAGGCGTATCGACTCGCCGCCCTCATAGATGCGTTTCGCCGCTTCAACACGAGCGTGGCCAGCGACGATGCCGCGGGCATCAGCCAGTACGGGCAGCGTCCAACCGAATTGCCTGAGGCTCTCCGCAATCTCGGCGATCTGGTCGGCCGTGTGTCGGCGAGCGTTTCGCTCGTAGGGCACCAGCGCGTGCACCAGACGAAATGTCGCCGCAAGTTGCGTCATAGGTTATCGGGGATAGCGAGGATCGGCCGGTGGTTGTGCCCTGGTAGCAACTGATCAGCTTCCATCTTTCTGCGCTCCCAACGTCTGTGGGGTTCAAGGCCCAGGCAAATGACCGATAAAACGCCGTGCAGCAAAAAGCCAGCGCCTGCGCACCATGATGCACTGACAGGACCCTGCGCTCGCCCACCCTTCGCAGCAGTCGGCGAGCGCGCCGTTCTAGAGGCGGAAACGCAAAAAGCCCGCTTGCGCGGGCTTCTTCAGGTGCAATTACTGCGATTCTGGCGTTAATTTAGGTCGATTGTCACAGCGCGTCAAGCTGAAATCTCAAACAAGGATCACACTATGCCAAAGGTCACGCTCGAACTGGGCTTCCCGATCGAATTCTCGAAGGTCGACTCCACGCTCACCATCCCGGGAAAAGGGGAACTCGTCATCAGCAAAGGCTCCGTAGAGTGGCTACCATCCGGCAACTCAGTCAACGGTCGCAGCTTCACTTATGCTCAGTTCGCCAAGGCGCTCGGAGCTGGCGGAACGCCCTTCAAATTTCAACGAATTACCCAAACCATCGAGAAGACGGTGGCGTTCAAAACCGACCCCAACGGCGCAAAGACAAAGCAAGTAGCTGCCAAGGCGATCAGGAAGAAGACCAAGACGACCTAATCGGGTGCTCGCGCGCGGCCTCTTGTAGCCGCGATTGTCCTTCACACGGGGGCGCGCGTTATTGCGCGCCCGGCCGCCGACCTGGCCCGACTGCCCTCATACTGCAGGTCATCCTCTGGCGACACCACCGCGTGCTCCTGAAACACCGCCCCCAACCGTTCAACCGCCCTCGCCTCCAGCGCCGCGCAATGCGACGCGATCCACTTCGCCGCGCGCTGGACCTTGCCTCGGTTCAGGCCCCATCTGTCCCCGATGTCGCGCACCGACATGCCATCCTTCTTGGTCTTTCTCGACGCGTAGTGCCGTGCGATGAGGTGGAAGACCGGTTCATAGGCATGGATTCCACACACCTCGCGGGCAAACCCGGTCAGGATCCGCACGCCTTCGAGCTTTTCGGGACCAATGCCATAGCGCGCCAGCACGGCGCCCAGTTCGGGGCGTGGCAACCGCGTGCGCACCGCGCTGGTCACCATCGCACACTGGCCGCGCACCTCCAGCATCTCCAGGCCACCAAAGTCGATTGACCCGGCACCCCGTTCGCCGCGCAGCTGCTGCAGCCACGACTGCTGCCTGGCATTGAGAAGCGGCACGCTTTCCATCGCGCGCATCAACGCGCGACGCATCTGCCCTTCTTCCATGGCCGGCTGCGAGAGGATCAGGAACGAGACATGCAATGCCTGCTCGGTGTACGAAAAGATCCCAGTTTCGGATTGGCTCGCGTCTGTTCTCAGCATTTTTATACTCGGGAAGAATGGGCCAGAATCGCCCGGAAAGTCTTGCAGCACCGGGCTAAGGACCAGCTGAGCGCATCGGGAAAAATCCGCCCCGCGCGTTCCAGATCCACGGGCCGTCGCCGGCCGCCTCGAAGACGCGGGCCTTGAAGTACGGGAATGGCTCGTCCTCGCCCTGGTGCACATCGAGCGTGGCACCGTGCGCGGTGATGCCCGATGCCGTGTCCCACCAGTCCCCGGCGCCACCCGCTGCGACCACCGATGGTGCGGCGTGGGCAGCGAGGATATCGGCCAGGATGACGTCGACCAGCCCGACGTTCAGTGGCTGTGCCGATTGTTCACGCCGTCGGCGATCGGCGGCTTTCACGATGGCCTGTCGCACATCTGCCATCGTGGCGCCCTCCTCCGCCCACCGTAGCAACCGGGCGTCCACCGGGCGGCAAGCGATGCCATGCCCCGCCAATGCTTCGGCGAAAGTCGCGGCGGCAGCTGGCGGCGACCCCGCTGCATCTGGCCCCTCGCGACCACTGCCGGTGGCGATGCCGCCGTTGCTTGGGTTTACATATCCCTGTCCCTCTCCCTGTCCCTTGGATGGCATTTCCCGGGGGACATTCGAGGGACACGGCGGCGATGTCCCCGGGGACAACCCCCTCTTGTCCCCTTGCGTGGGATCGGCATAGTCGGGGGACACGAAGTCATCGACCGAGGGACACAGGATGGATGTCCCGTGCCGCTGGTTATGTTTCTTGATCCTGGCGCATTCGGTCCTGTACCGCTGCAACTGCTTGGCCGACCACGCCTCTCGCGCCTTCTCCGCAACCACGGGGTGATAGAGGCGCCCATCGCCGCATTTGATCCAGCCGCGCAGCGCGCCGGGTCGGATCCGCAGCCATTCCTTGACCACGCGACCGAAGCCCGCCAACTGGGACAGCACGCGATCATCGTCAGGCAGCGACGCCGCCGGCAACTGATGCCACGACGCGCACCACAGCAGCACGGCGGCCCAGCAGGCTTCTGGCGACTCGAGCGCGGCCAGGTCGCTGTCGCGCAGGCGCACAACATCCAGCGGCATGAACTGGAAACTGCGGAGGTCGCAGTCGGGCGGTGTGAGGGGGTCAGGTGTTGCAGTCATTCACTTGCCGGGCGCCGGCCCAGACCGGCCGGATCGCTGTGCTAGGATCGCCGCCAAAATCAGGGAGATAAGAATGATTGATTGGCGCATTGGGGTCCGGATTCTCATCAGCATCGCTGCCGTCCTGCTTATTGCCGTCTTTGGCGCCACCTCCGGGAAATTTGCCGAATACGACCGCAATGCGATGGCGTCGTGGCTTCAGGCAATTGGCTCCATTGGCGCCATCCTTGGCGCAATATGGGTGGTCAGATATCAAGGCGATCTTGCACTGCGCGCGCGGCGCCAGGCATTCCTTGCTGTAGCTGAGGCAGCCAAAACCCGCGCCGACGATTTCGCCGCGCTTCTGGAAGGCAAGGACGCCCGACAATCGATGACCGTGCACTTTCACCAGTCGATTATTGATGGTTTGGTCGGTGCCCTCTCGGCCATGCCGGTCCACGAACTCAATTCGCGGGAGAGCGTGATTGCTATGCTGACCATCCGTGACCAAGTTGTGTTTCTCGGGAACTCGATCCGAACTCTCGTCGACGGTGCCTGGAAGCACCCCGAGATGCGCCCGGTGCTGGAGGAGGCTCGGGATGGTCATCCTGGTGAACCCAAAGACCTCCGCCCTCTCGGTGAAATGGTTCGTGAATTCGAACGCGTGCTCGCCGACAACGCCTTGAATCACGTGAACCTCATACGGGAGAACTATGATGTGCTCGTTCGCGAGGCCTGAATCGACACTAACTACCGGTAGGTCGAACGGCTGGATCCGGCCCGTCATAGTGTCCACCCCGCCCCGCGCGGCGCCATGCGCAGCTCCGCCGCCCGGCGCAATCCGCCCTCCCAACCAGTCAGCACACCGCGCCCCACAATCCGGTTCGTGTGAAACGTCTCGCGCGTGGCCACGAAATATTGGGCCATCCCGCCCATCACGAAAGCGCATGCAAGATGCCCGTCGCTTGCCAGGTCCTTGAGAATCTTCCGAGCGACCGGAACCTTGATTCCGAACCGGGAAGCAACCGCCGGTTCGTTCAGGCGATCGCCAGGATTCGCCCGAAAATGTTCAAGGATCTGCTGCGCCAGTTTCTGTTGCCGTTCGACGGTCGGACGTGTGCCCTTTCGCTCAAGCATTGAAAGCCTCCAGACAATAGGAAAGTTCGGGGGCGCTTGTTCGGTCTCAGGCGCACTCGACGTGCGCGGCCCGCCACGGGGCCATTGTGGGAAAAACGGGGCCAGCGGCCCGGCATGATGTGGATTCTCGTGAAACGCAGCGCCACTTCGCGCGGCATTCCAGCCGGCGCGGAAGTCGGCCAGGTCGAATAAACGTCGCATATCAGCCGCATCCCTTTCCGCACTGCCCCATGCTCATGCGGGCACATCGGCAGTTCGAGCCGATGACGTTGCCTTGCGCCAGGTAATCCATGTACTCGGCAGTCGTGACGACCAACCCCAACGCATGCAGTACTGCCGCCAGCTTGGTAATGACGATGCCAGTGTCGCCGTTCTTCACCTTGTTTGGCATTGACTCGCTCCAACCAGTGGCGTCGCAAAGCTTGGCCTGGAGCCTGGGATCGCTGCACGCCTCGCGTAGCTTCGCCAGGATGATGTCGTCGCCGGCCAGGGAAACTGGGTTGTTCATGACTGTTCCGAAGCGTTCTTTACGTTGGGAATGCAGCCGAACACGCGAGGCCGTACGCTGCAGGGGTGATGCAGGCGCGCCTGCCCCGCCGTCACCCGTGCATGGAGACGGAGCCCGAGCCTTCCGCCTGCGCAACACAAGCGGGCCGGCGCGAATAGCAAAAAGCTGGTTCTTACGATGCGGGATTCAGACGATAGCTGTCGTGGTACCAGTGCAGTCTCCGATCTTCCTTTGCCCAATGGAGGCCACATGACTGAGTTGACGGTTGTTCCAGAACGATCTCGGCACATCGAACGCATGGCGCGCGGCAAGCGCTGGGGCGTATCTGCAGTCCTTAACCTCCTGCCGGCCGGGCTCGCGTACATCTGGATCGAACTTGGGTCATTCGTGGCAGGCGCGCTGTTCCTCGCCGCTACTGCTATCGGCTTTTCCGGCTCGCTTGTGCTTCTCGCGCTGACAGCGGGCACTTCGCGGCTGTGGGGTGCCGCGCCGCTTATCGATTGCGCGCTGTTCCGACCGTCCCCGCTTCTTGCCCTGGCACACGTGCTGGCCTTGGCGATCTGGGCATGGACGCTCGCCGCGCATTCGCGGCCGTACGCCGCGTTGGCATTCGGCTCGATGGCGGTAGCGTGGGCGCTGATATGGCTGATTCCAGTTTCATGGAAGCCTCCGGCGGATAATGCCAGCGGCGCCCAGCGATAGCGGCGGTCACGGAAGATCAAGTGGCCTCCTTCGTTGGTTTCGACCCCGCAGAATGAGCCCGCATACCGCTCTCGCGCAGGTATCGCCAGCGATCGGCAAGATCTGGACGCAACCGCTCGCAGGTGACGCCGGTCGCCCTCTCGATCAACGGGCAGTACTCCGCCGGGATGCCCAGCGGGCTGTTCAGCCATTTCTGAACGTGTGCCTGCTTCTTCGCGCAGAGCGCGGCGAGCTTTGACTGAGAGCCCGCGATCCGCGCCGCCTCGAGCAGCGCATCATGCGATTGGTTCTTTTCCATGCGCCCAATATATAACCATGGTTATCACGAAGTCAATAACCATGGTTCTTTGACGGGATACAACCATGGTTATATCGTGACGTCCATGAACACATTGGCCGAACGACTACGATTTGCTCGCACCGAGAGGGGCCTCTCGCAAGCTGCGCTTGCCGAAATGGTGGGCTTGTCGCAACCGATGATTCGAAAGATCGAGCTGGGCTCGGAGACATCGAAGGTCGTTGAGTTGGCCGTGGCACTGCGCGTTCGTCCCGAGTGGCTCGCCACAGGCGAAGGCGAGATGGAAAAAGGGCCACGCGTCTTCATTTCCCACTCGAGCAACGACAAGGAACTGATCAGTGCGCTCCAACGACTGCTGCAAGCGGCATCGACATTGGATGCCGAGAAGATTCATGGCGTCGCAAATATGATCGAGGCCATGCGGGGTACAGGTTCTACCGATACCCCCTCGGTTGCGGCACCGAGCCAGGTCGCCATCCGTACGATTCATCCGAATGGTGAGATTGAGGAAACATCGTTTGATGTTCCACCACCAGCTAGACGCAAAAGCGCACCCAGCAAGTAAAACCGCCAGCCCGGCGGTTTTTTTTCACCCCAAAGATTCGGAAAAGTTCGAAACTGCGGCAGACCGTCGCAGCTCTCTCATACCAGTGAAGAAGGCTCGCGAAAAATGAACTACGTGTGCATGCTCCACGCTCCACCATTGCAGGCTTGTCTTGATCGGCCAACGAAACCAATGCCGGCGCACAGCTCGGGGGCTCAGCCTACCCGCCCCTGACAGCCCGCCGTGGGAAAGGTCGTCCGTGTTGACGCGTCCCGTTGGAAAAACCATAAAGGCAAAGACGCCTGCTCAGAAAAGGGACCACCCTCACCTGCCGACGCCGCCGGGCGCGCTTCTTCCTGCTCGCCTGAAAAGCATGGCCTGCTGGCCGCGCAGCTGCTGCCCGACGGCCGACTGCAACTCCTGGTCGAAGGGTACTTTCTGACCGACCCCGTCGCAGCGATGGCCGCAGCCATCCAGCTTGCCGACTACGCCCGATCCCTTCACGAGCGCACTGAAAAATAACCCTGGTTATTGACACATAAATAACCATGGTTATATCCTGCGTCCATCGACCCACCCCGATGGATGCGACATGGACCACCACCAAGCAGCAGACCTGATCGCCGCCGACCTGCAGGTTGGCGCTGTCGAACCGTATTGCTCGGGCGAGCAAGCGCTTGAATACCTCGGCGCGATCCTGGCGGCGGGCAACACCCGCCGTCTGCCGAACGAATCCCCGGCGCAACAGTTGTCACGCGCCCATGAGCTGATGGGGGCACGGGCTCATGCGGTCTTTGACGACTTGATCCATGGCAACGCTCAACGCGTTTCCGAGGAAGAGAACGCCGCCGCACGACATGCCCGTTCCGATGCGAAGGAAAGGCTGACGGAGCGAGGCGCGGCATGAGCGCCAGCAACGGGAGGCCAGGTATGCGGCAACGTCCTGCCCTGCGCCGCGCTATCGCGCAACTGATCGTCCTTTGGCTGGCTACCACCGCCGGGCTCGGCGTGGTGTTCCTTGTCTATGCCGCCGCCACCGACGAGCCGGTGCGCGCCCATCCCACCTCGTATCGGAGGTCGGCATGAACCACTTCATCACCTGGGAGGCATGGGTTCGCGCTCAGCGCGCCGCTGGCTTCCGCCTTACCGGCCGCTGGCTCGCCAGCGGGGAACCTGAACTCGTTCGTATCCACTGAGGAATGCAAGCATGAACGCACGCAACGAATGGCTGCAGCGGCGAATGTCCGGCATAGGAGGGTCTGATGCCGCCGCCGCGCTCGGCCTCTCCCGCTTCAAGACCCAGTATCAGCTTTACCTTGAAAAGCGCGGCGAACTGGCCGCCGAGGACCTGGACGACGTCGAGCGCATCCGGTTCGGTAACTTGATGGAAGAAATCATTGCGCGCGAGTATGCGCGGCGAAATGGGATCAAGGTCCGTCGGCGCAACCAGATCATCGCGCACCCGAGATTCCCATGGATGCTCGCCAACGTGGACCGCCTGGTCGAAGGTCAACGCGTGGGCCTCGAATGCAAGAACGTCGATGCGATGGCCTTCCGGTTCGGCGAATGGGGCGAGCCTGGCACCGACGAGGTGCCGGAGGAGTATCTACTGCAGTGCCACCACTACATGGTGGTGCTGGACTATCCCGAATGGCACCTCGCCGCGTGCGTGGGCGGCAACAAGCTGAAGACGTTCATCATCGGCCGCGATCCCGAGCTTGAATCCTTGCTGATCGAGCAGGAATTGGCCTTCTGGCAACGCGTCAAGAGCGGCGAGCCGCCCGACCCGGACTACGAGCATCGCACGACAGGCGCCCTTCTCAAGCGCCTGCATCACACAGTTGGCGAAGGTGAGGTCGATCTCTCCGCGCTCGACCACTGGCATCGCGTCCGCGTGGACGCCAAGCAGGCCGTCGCCCGTTACGAAGCCGCCATCGCCGCAGCAGACAACCGCTTGCTCGAATCCATGGGCGACGCCGCCATCGGCAAGCTGCCTGACGGGACGTTCTACCGGCGCAAGGAAATCACCCGAAAGGGTTACGTGGTCGAGCCGGCGACATATATCGACTTTCGCCATGCCAAACCCACGAAGAGCAAGAAGACCGACACCACCGACCAGGACGCCGCATGACTGACCTCCAGACCGCCCTTCCCTCACCCGCGCAGCCGACCGTGCCGGATCTCAACGCCGCAGCGATGATCGTCGACGCCGCCACGATCGAATCGATCGACCGCGTGGCCCGCGTCATGATGACCGGCCGCTCGACCGTACCAAAACACCTGCAGGGCAACCAGGGCGATTGCTTCGCCGTCGTCATGCAATCGATGCAATGGGGCATGAACCCGTTCTCGGTCGCGCAGAAAACCCATCTGGTGAACGGCACGCTGGGCTACGAGGCGCAACTCGTCAACGCCGTCATCACGAACCGCGCGCCGATCAAGTCCCGGCTCCACTTCGAGTGGTTCGGAGACTGGGATCGCATCGCGGGTCGCTTCAAGGAAGTGCCGGCCCGCAACAATCCCGACGAGAAGCGCATCGTCCGCGACTGGCTGATCGAGGATGAAAAGGGGCTCGGCGTCCGGGTCTGGGCCACCTTCCGGGACGAAGACCAACCGCGCGAGCTGCGACTGCTGCTGTCGCAAGCCGGCGTCCGCAACTCGCCGCTCTGGGGGCAGGACCCAAAGCAGCAGCTCGCCTATCTCGCCGTCAAGCGATGGGCAAGGCTGTACTGCCCCGACGTGATCCTTGGCGTCTACACGGCCGACGAACTGGAATCGCCCCTGCCACAGCCGGAACGCGACATGGGCAAGGTCGAGGACGTCAGACAGCCGGACTCGACCACCGCCAGTCGCGCGAGCCGGGTCAAGGACAAGCTGCAGTCGCGGGGCGGCCAGGTGACCGACGTTCCTTCGCAGACTGCTTCGGCATCGGCTCCGGCCCCAGCCCCGGCTCTTGACGAAGTGCTAGGCGCGATCGGCGCGGCGACGAACAGCGCCGAATTGTCGGCAGCTGGACAGCTGGCCAGCCAGATGCCCGACGGTCCCGACAAGGAGCGGGCGCGCAAGGCCTATGACGAGAAACTGAAAGCGGGCAAAGCTGCCGCGGCGGGCTCACAGGCCAATGCAACAGCGTCCGCTTCCGTGCCCACCAAGGACGGCGATGTCCTCACCTACGCGCAGGTCATGGATGCATTGCATCAGGCAACAACCGTGGATGCGCTCAATCTTGCTGCTGACCTGATTCGGTATGTGCCCGATGAAGGCCAGCAGGAGGAGTTGCGGGTGGAGTTTGAGGGGTTGAGGGGGTGCCAGTGATGTCGCTCCAGACCTCAATCATCTGTTTCGCTGAGCTTAATGAATTTGCCCCCGCTCTCTTTCGCCGAGCCGAGAAACATCTTGGCGACACTCACGCCGTTCCAGTCACCTGGCTGAGGCCGATCCGATACATCCACGGCCATCAGTCGCTGAAATGCGCCGTGGGCATGGATCAGGTCCTGCCGCATTTTCACGAGCATTTCGACATGCGCGGGCGTGGGCAGCCCGAGCAAAGAGATGCCGTTGATGTCTCCCAAAACGGCTTCGAACTCTGGGCGTCCGTATGCACCCCATTCCAACTGAAGCCAGGGGATCTGCAGCTCGGTCTCGATCTTATCCAGCTTTTCGATCCACGTTATGCAGTAACGGCACGCAGCCTGGACAACGGCTGCAACCATCTCAGCCTTGTCACGCGCTTCGAGCTTTCGCAAACGGATAGCTTGGTCGAATGCAGCGTTGGCTTGCCGCTGGCCAACCTTGAATGCGCCAATGATCGCGCCGATCGAACCCAGAGCTTGAACCCAAGACGCGATCTCAGCCGAGTTGTGAGGGCGGTAGTGAAGAAAAACGGCGCTCCCAACCGCTATCGCAATCGCCGTACCCGGTATTACCCAACCATCCCTTTTCATATTGACCCCGTTTTTTTGCGGGGCATCCTAGCATGATCCGCCGCGAATACAACAGCTTCGGCATGTGCGCTGGTCTGGGTGGTGGCGCCAAGGGCTTCAAGAAAGCCGTCTCCCGCGTTGGCAACATGATCGGCACCTGGAAGTGCATCGGCGGCATCGACGTCGATCCGGCCGCTGCGCGCGACTTCGAGACATTGGTGGGCGTACCGTGCACGGTGATGGATCTCATGACCCGCGCGCAGTACACAGCCTTTCATGGTGCTGCCCCCCCGGCGGGCTGGCGCGAGGCCACGCCGAACGACATCGTACGCGCCGCTGGCCACCAGCACCCGCACTGCGTCTTCATCTCCAGCCCGTGCAAGGGCGCGTCCGGCCTGCTGCCCGAGACCCTGAGCCGCACGCCCAAGTACCAGGCCCTGAACGAGCTGACGCTGCGCTGTGTCTGGCTGATGTGCGAAGCGTGGAAGGATGACCCGGTCGAACTGATCGTCTTCGAGAACGTGCCCCGTCTGGCCACGCGCGGCCGGCACCTGCTGGACCAGATCGGCCAGATACTGCGGCACTACGGCTACGCCGTGAACGAGACGACGCACGACTGCGGCGTAATCGGCGGCCTGGCTCAAAGCCGGAAACGCTTCCTCCTGGTCGCGCGCCATACCGCGAAGGTGCCGGCCTTCCTGTACGAACCGCCCGTGCGCCGCCTGCAGGGCGTTGGTACCGTACTCGGCCGCATGCCGCTGCCTGGCGACACGGTCGGCGGCCCGATGCATCGCGTGCCGGCGCTTCAGTGGAAGACGTGGGTGCGCCTGGCTTTCGTGGAGGCCGGCAGCGACTGGCGCAGCCTGAACAAGCTGGCGGTGCAGGACGGCTACCTCAGCGATTACCTGATCCTGCCCGAGCGCCGCGGGGGCCATCTGGGTGTGGTGGACTGGTGCGAACCTGCCGGCGCCGTGGCGGGGGAGTCGCTGCCGACGAACGGCGCGTTCTCTGTGGCGGATCCGCGCGGCCCGGCCGAGGCGGCCCAGTACCAGCAGTACGGCGTGCTGCGCTGGGGCGAACCGTCCGGCGCCATCATCGGCGTGAAGTCGCCGGGCCAGGGCACGTTCAGCGTGGCGGACCCGCGCCACGCCGGGCCAGCCAAGCACAACAATGAGTATCGGATCGTCCCTTGGACCAACGCCGCGGGCGCGGTCACCAGCGCGCACGGCACTGGCCAGTGCGTGGCCGACCCGCGCCGCGACGGCCCGACGTTCGGCAAGTACGCCGTCACGCCTTGGAACGATGCCACGGGCACCGTGATCGCCGGCAGCACCACCGGTCAGGGCGCGTTTGCTGTCGCCGATCCCCGCCCCGGCATCCGGCGCGAGCGTGGCGACAACTACCTGACCGGCGGCCACTACGGCGTCGTCGGCTGGGATCAACCCAGCGGCGCGGTATCAGCAGCTGCCAGCCACGACAACGGCCGTTGGTCAGTGGCCGATCCCCGCCTTCCGGCAGCCAATGAAAAGCTGGTGGCGATCATCCGCGCGCTTGACGGCACATGGCACCGCCCATTCACCACACTGGAACTGGCCGCCCTGCAGTCGCTGATCGAGCCTGAGGAATATCTGGAACTGCACGGCCTGAGCGATCAGGCCTGGCGCGAGCGCATCGGTAATGCGGTGCCGCCGGATGCTGCGCAGGCCATCGCTGAGGTCATGGGTACCACGTTGATGCTGGCTGAGACGGGGGAGACGTTCATGCTGTCGGCGACGCCGGTGTGGGTAAGGTCGGTGGCGGTGGCGCTGACGGTGGCGCAGCAGAGCGAGGCCGCATGAAGTGCCCTGAACTATTGCGCAGGCGGTTGGCGCTGCGACTCAACCTGGGCGACATGAAGCGGGCGCTGCCCTTGAAAGACTTCCGTTGCAGCAGCCAGCAGCGCACCTTGCCGCTCTTCCAACTGTCCATGAGCAATCGGCGAATACCAACTCTTCCGAAGCTGTACTCGGTCGAATTCGTATCCCAGATCGGCTGCCATCGCGGCGAGCAGATTGATGAAAAGCTCTTCTCGGCGCGTGGCAAGCCCTTCGGCGTTTGGACGGCGGCCGCGCGCGCACGGAAGTGGTTTGGCTCAACCCGGCATGCTCGGTCGCACTCGATCGACAGCGTGCCCAGATGGAACTGATCGCGTGATTGTGACCCGCCCCCGCCCCACTAAAGCCTTGGTCATCCGCCAGCCGTGAGCCGGGCTAATCGTCAACGGCCACAAGAACATCGAGAACCGGACAAGGATGTCATGTCATCGTGGAATGGCCCGGCTGACCGCCGCCGTGCGGCACGCAGAACGGGAACTGGCATGAAACCTCAACCGTTGCCTTTCTCAAACCAGTCGGTGTTGAGCGGCCTCATTGATCCGCCATCAAGGGTTCTTCGCCGCCGAAGCGTGAAATACGCCAGTGCGCACCCTATGACGCCGAGCGCCAGGCCGACGGCGATTCCGGCGACACAGGCTGCCGTATCACATGTCGCTTCGGATTTTGTCTCTTGGTCCATTTCGGTCTCCCTGGGACTACTCGTTGAACTACGTTGTCCGCCCTCAGTATCGGCGGCCACTACGAATGATCCAAGCAGCTGCGCACAAATTCTCGAATTGACCAAGAAGCACTGGGAGCACAGTATGGCAACCCTGACGAACGAAGAACTTAAAGACATCACTGGCGGCCTGGTGCAAGGAGCGGCGCAACGCCGCTGGATTCGCAAGCAACTGGGCTTCGAGCCGCCGATGAAGGTGGATGGCCACCCCATGATCACCTGGGAGCAGGTCAACCGCGGCAAAGTGGGCAGTTCCGCCAGGCCGACGACGGGCCCCCGCTGGAGCGTGGCAGCATGAACCGTCCCCGCAAGGTGAAGGAAGGCAAGGGCCTTCTGGATCGCATGGAGGCGCGCCCGCGCAAGGACGGGCTGGTAACGTACCGGTACCGCCCGATGGGGGCCAAGCCAATCAATCTCGGGACGGACCGTCTGAAGGCCATCCAGCGCGTCCTGGACATGCTTGGCATGGGCGACAACATCGGGATGATCGGCAGGCTGTGGGAGCAGTACCGGGAGACGAGCGACTGGCGGAAGCTCTCGGACGGCACCAGGACCGACTACACCCAGTGCAGCACGCCCCTCCTGAAGGTCTTTTCCGAGACGAAGGCCAGCGAGATCCGGGCGACGGACGTGGCCCGATACCTGCGCGTCGAGCGCAAGGATGCCCCGGTGCGCGCGAACCGCGAGGTCGCTTTGCTCTCCAACCTGATCAACCTTGCTATCGAGCGAGGCGAAGCGGAGGCAAACCCGTGCCGGCAGGTTCGGCGGAACACAGAGCAGCCTCGCTCCAGGGCGCCGGATCCGGCCGCGCTGGCGGCATTCCTGCAATGGTTGTCACGGCAAGGACCGCAGCGGCGCATCATTGGCTTGGCAGCTGAGTACGCGGCCGTCGCAGGCAGCCGGAAAGTAGAGTTCTTGGACATCGTCCGCCCGCAGGTCGACCGAAAGGCGATGGTGATCCGCACCAAACGTGCCAAGCAGCGCGGTACCAAGCGAGGCGAGATCATCGAGGAGGTCGAAATCACGCCCAAGCTTCTGGACCTCCTGGACCGGATTGACGCCCTGCATCTAGCGCAGGATCGGGGAGGCTGCTTGTACCTGTTCCCGAACCGGCACGACAGCCACTACACGGCTGCCGGCTTCAAGGCGATGTGGGGAAAGATCATGAATGCGGCGCTGGCCGAAAAGGTGATCGTGGACCGCTTCACGTTCCATGACCTGCGGGCCTACTACGCGACGACGCATAAGGCTGAGCGAGGTACTCTTCCCGACCTGCACGCGAATCCAGCAATTACTGCACGAGTGTATGACCGTAACAAAGTTGTCAAGCGCAGCGCACTCTAAGAGAGTCACTGCGCCGAGTCACTCAACTCTGCGTTGCCTCATCGGGAGGGGGAGACAACAAACTTGCGGTCTGCGCCTTGACCGATTCACTCATATATTTCATGTCGCTGATCATGTCACCCATGCCCACCGGTATGGAATTGGCCATGACACTTTCAGCGAATTTGGCTACCTCCGGGGGCAGCCCAAAAATCTTTGCTAGGGCCTCCACCTCAAGTCTGCGGGCGCCATTCATTTCCATTGCGTGCGACACGAGCTGCTCGAATTTCGGCAGGAAGGAGTCCATGTGCTCATCCCGCTTCGCAGAAGCCTCTAGGCGCACGTTTTCGCGCCGCAACTGCTCGCGTGAATTACTCAGAACTTCCTCGAGGATGTCCTCAACACCACGCTTGACAGCCTTATCCGCCGGCTCAATTTCGGGAACTTCCTTGAGCTTCGATTCGAGCATTGGCCACCACACAGCAAAGATCTCTTCAAGATCGATCGCGCTGAGGGCTGAGCTACCGAGCACACTGTTGAGATTTTGCAGAATTCGAAGTACGCCGCCACGGTCCAAGGTGAGGGCTTGGAACTGCGCCAATGGGCCGGTCAATTGGCCCGGCGTCATGTCATATAGCAAAGGACAAACAAATGGCTGCTCTAGGGTCTTTGACAACGCACCGGCTTCGAAAACGAGCCACGGATTGGATTGGTTTTCGGGCGTGACGCATAGAATGCCAACCTTTGCATCCGCGAGTTGACCCGAAACATCGATCAGCCAACGCGACCCTGCGGCAATGTCCTCATCGGACATCCACGGCTTTAGCGATTGGATCACACGAGGCAACCAACCCCTGAGAGTTTCCGCGACAAACCTGCTGCGCGGACCTGACCAGCTAAGAAAGACTTTCATCTATCGCGCCCCTTCTCAAAGTTGGTCTAAACCAAGCGGCCGAACGCATCATATTCCCACGGTGGGAATATTGAGAGAACTATGACACCAATCAGATCCACATGGCAAAACAGCCGCTTGAGTAAGCGGCTGTTTCGTAAGGGAATTCTTTGGGGTGGCTGATGGGACTCGAACCCACGACGACAGGAATCACAATCCTGGACTCTACCAACTGAGCTACAGCCACCGTAGAGATTTTTCGCTGACCGACGTGTCGATCAGCGAAGAACAAGACTATACAAGGATTCTCGATCGATGGCTAGTATCCCGCACAAAAAAATTTAAGTTCGCGGATGGGCTGCTTCGTGACTTCATCGCGGGCCCACCCACTTGGCTTCCAGAAGCACTGCTTCCTTGATGGCGGCGATGGTATCCGCCTCGCTAGGAAAAAGTCCAAGCAAGCGCTTCGACTTGCCGTTCAGGACATCTCGCTGCAGCGCCTTGCCTGCGTCGATGGATGTGCCTGGGTGCCAGCAATAGCGCGCAGTCCATTTGCCGTCCTGCAGTTGCTCGGCCACCCAGATCACCCGGTAGTCCTCGAAGACTTCACCGAATGGTTCTTCTGCTTCCAT